TTAACCTTCCACCTCTTGCGCGTATTGGGAATTGATTATGTATGTAATATCCCAGTGCGTCGTTCGGGTGGTCATTATCATGTGACTTATCCGGCTCACCTTGTTTATTATAAATCTGCTGTTCTAATGATTCGGCAGTCTCAGGGCATAATACCTCGTTTACAAAGTATCTTCTTTCCTCATTCGCGTTACACAGCATACCTTGAACGCTTGCTATTCTATCCTTAACGAATGGGTTTTTAGTGCGAGCATTAACCTTGAAGGCTTTCTTTAGTTGGCTGATGTCAGTCTCAGAAGCATTGGAACTCTTTCTGTTCTGCCCACTAGCATCAGGGTATATTGTTATTCTGTGATTAGGGTATTTAGTTTCGATAGCTTTTATCATTGCTGGCGTATCGAGTAGGCCCATAAATTCATCAACGGCAGAGGTTATTTTTAATGGCGCGCTATTGGCTTTATTTACGTCCTTAACAGTATCTTCAACATGAACAATAGCTGACATTTTACCAACGTTAAAATCCATACCTATATGCAGGTGGTCACTATCTTTTATGCTTCTATCAGTGTTATTTAATGACCTGTCATAACAAGTATAAACAGCTCCCGATGTAAGGTTAACAAACTCACCATTAAGATAAGCTTCTATCAATTGTGGTGGGTATGAGTCCCTTAACGCTTGAACATAATCAGTAGGCAAGAATGGATTACTCATAGTTGCCGCTTGAATCATTTCATAACCTGGAGCGCGATTCTTTGACCACTTATTGTAAACAAACTTAAAACCTTCAGGAGTTGTAAAGACGCTAACAGTATTCAATGGCTTATCTGATTGTCTTTGATATGTATCAGGCACTTGACGGTTACGAGCTATTATCTTATTGAATGCTTCTTGTGCATGCTCTTGCTTTAAAGTATCAAGCTCATCAATCTTGGCCCTAAATGATTCATAGCCAACTATTCGAGCAGGGTTATCTAGTGTTCTTAATACAAAGTCACCAACCTGACCAGATGAGGTATAAATAATATTTTCTGATTTGTTGTACTTATAGCGTATACCCCAATCAATTAATTTTTCCTCCATTCTTGGTGCGAGGATCAATCTAACTAAATCATAGGTAGGTTCGTACATTGCAACTAAAGAATTAGCACCACCTTCTAGGCTATCAAGTAATGCGCTTGTACACATAACCTCTGACTTACCCGTACCAAAGCCAGCAACGAACGCAGGAAATTTACAATCCAGTGCTAAAAACTCAGACTGAGGCTGTGTTACTTTTAGGTTAACTTGCACTGATGACTTCTATTTGTACTTTTTGAATAGGTGAGTTATCTGTTGTTTGCTCTCCGTCCCATGCTTTAACGTCAACATGCTTACCTAGTAACTCAAGGTTACGAAGCTTATCAGGCCATTTAATCTTTTTAAGTATGGAGTCAGTATCACCGCTCATCATATCTTGAACATCTATTCCGCTTATTGATGTTCTCCATGCTTTAGGCCATTCACGTATAGCCTTCACATTGCCTGTATTATCGAGTATATCTAAAACATCTAACGAGTCTATCTCTACTAGTCGATTAAGCACGTATTTAGCGTCTATAGCGACAGAATCAACACGTTTAGCTTTTAATTCGGCAATTCTTTCTTGTATGTTAGGTTTAGTTAAGTTTTCGCATGATATTTCTTTTGCGGTTTTATTTGAATAGCCTGCACGAATAGCGGCTTGAGTTGCGTTTAAGTCTATTAGGTACTCTTGGCAAAACATCTCCTGTTTAGGAGTTAATTTCTTACTCATCTCAACCCCCAAGGTTTTAATGTTATCTCTCAGAGATAGTGCGGCTTTCACACCGCGGTTATGTTTATGCTGTTACTGTGATGTTTACCGTGCCGGATGCATTAAATGTAACCGTTAAATCGTTATTCACTAAATCAATAGCATCACCATCATTAACACCTAGCTGAATAGCGTGATAGCAATCATTACCAGCAGTAGAGTTAATAATTAATAATGTTTTTGCAGTGGTTGGGCTTGATGCCTGTTTAGTTAAACTGATATCAGTAAAATCTAATTTAGTAACGCCAGCCGCAATAGTCCAAGCGTTACCGGGTAAAGCGTTACCACCTGCCGAATAGTTACCACCAGCACCTACTTCTGTAAATGATGATAAATCAGGCTCAACAGTTGCTTTACTTACTGTGGAGTATGCGTCTGTTACGAATGCGTATTTAAACGTGTCAGTAACATTATTGTACGTACCCTTACCCGCGTTAAACGGGTAATAGTCGAATGTTTTTAAATCACCTTGTGCCATTGTTCTTATCCTTTACTTGAAACTTACTGTTATTGTATCAGGTTTGAAGCCTGCTGTATAAATGTCATCAGCAAAGCCTGCCGTAACATTACCTATTGCTTGCCCTGCACCTACTTGAACTGTTACAGGGTAACTATTATAAACTATCGAACCTAGTGTTGTGGTTACGTCAACTAACCCAGATAATGCGACTGTAGTATTTTTGCTGGTGTAATCAATAGCTCCTAATGTAGCGTTTATTATTACTTCACTGCTTAGGCTTACTACTGTGTTATTTGATGAATAATCTATAGTGCCGAGTGTAGCAACAACATCAATATCACCAGTTACGCTTACAGTGGTATTTTGAGATGAATAATTTATTGACCCTAACGTAGCGGTAACATCTACATTGCCCGTCAACAGTACTGTTGCACTTTGGCTTGAATAACTAATTGTGCCGAGCGTGGTTGTTAAATCAACAGAGCCAGTTAACGCGATAATTGTATTTTGTGATGTGTAGTCAATTGTTCCGAGTGTTGCTGCTACAGTTATCCCGCCACCACTATCAAAAGTAGAGTAGTGACCGCTTACTAGTCTTGTTGCTGTTTCGTAGAATCCGTGGATTAATCTAGCCATCAAACTAGCTCATATATGCTTGAGATTTGAATTGTGACGCTAGGCTTTGCAATAAATATCCTTACAATCGGCACACAATCAGCACCAGCATTTCCAGATGTATCAATATCAATTTGATATTTATTTGTTAATCCACCCGTCCATGTGCTTACGCCATCCACTGCTAATGTTGTCGGCGATGCTAGCGGGTTTATCACTGTCGTCCATGCTGCGCTAGGTGCTGACCCTTTATGATTTGCCGTTTGTTTATTTGTGACATCTGAGTAACTTACCTGAACCCAAATATCTTTATCAGTTAAAGCTGTATTGGTCGTTACAAAAAACCTTAATGTATCGCTAGCGCCTATAGATAATTCTGCAAATCTATTATTAGGCATATCAAACCACAGAGGCGTGTTAATACTAGCATCAGAATTTGTTACAATTTGATAGCTTATTTTAGCGCCTGAATCTGCAAACGCTGGATCTTCATTTCTGAATATAGCTGAATCATCATCTATATCACCACCTAAAGCGGTTAACCCGTATTGATATTCTACGGCAGCACTTGAGCTTGAGCACCTTGTCGTCAATACTCTTTGTCCTGAAGAGGTAAACACCTCGTTAGCTCTTGATACACCCGAAGCTAGCTTACAGAGATCGAAGTGTGCATTGATTTGGTCATCAGAAGTTATTGTTCCGCCAACATTCCCTATAAGGGTGCCTGTAACAGCTGATAAGTCAGTACCTGCAAACTCAACTCTTGCACCAGAAGCCGTAAAGCCAGCGCTAAATAAATTTGATACGCCAGCCGTTATTGTTGTTACTTCCCCCCCTCTGACCATCAGAGAGGTTCCACCAGTTATAAATATAAATGCCGAGGTACTATCTAGAGCTATTTCTGAATCGACAATTAAAGTAGGTAATTGGCCTTGTATTTGTAATATCGCGCTTGCATTTAATAGGTTAAATTTACAATCATTAAATGAGTTTTTACCTCCATCATTTCTCAGTACGATATTATCTACTGAACTATACTCCATGCCGTAAACTACTCTAGCACCAACAAGAGAAACATCTGCGGCCGTACCTGATGTAGTGGCTTCTTTACCCCTAGCTGCTTGACTGGTCCTATATGCATCCCTGTTAGCATTGTCTGCGCATATTTGCGTTATAGGCGGGCTTATGTTTCCAGCGTTATTAGATATAGCAACGGAACCCGAATCAAAATTATGATTATCAGAAAAGTACATAGTATCACCAGCGGCGGGTGGTGTGGTTGCTGCTAGTGCGGCGGCTTCTGTGGGATATGAAGTTGCCGCAGTAAACGCGCCAGTTTGAGCGCTTGCAAATCTCCCTACATCACCTACAGCGACACCTATGGAGCTATCTATATAAAAATGAGGCATTACATACCCTCTTTAATGGTCTTGTAAGAAAGTATCGCATCCTTGTTTGTGTTTAAATATTCCCATTTATTCAATACTGCTGTTATTACTTCTACTGGTTCCCCGAACTGATCGGCTAACTGTTGATTTGTTAGGCCTAGATCTAATACTGTTTGAGCTACTTTTGATAGGTGTTCGTAGGCGTAAATAGGGTCTTTAGAATTATGACCTCTTGTTAGCCATTCTTTCCACACTTGCGCTTGAGTTGTATCTTCTGTAGGTATGTCTGAATCATTCAAAACTATAGTATCTAAATCTTGGCTTATTTTATTAGATAGTACTTGAGATTCTTTGCTTGCTAAAAATGACTCTGCGTCACCTTCTTCAGCACCTCGACATTTTATAGTTATAATCGTACCGTCATTGAATACGTACTCTAAAACCACTCGATAACCAGTACCTAGAAATGTGTTTTCTAGTATTCTACGTATAATAATAGGCATCACCCTAGTCCTTTTTATCTTTAATTGTTTTAACTAATTCTTTCATTATTTCGTTACTTCTGTCCGAACTGTCGCTTGATACTTTAGTTACGTATCCGCCGCTCAGTATTGCCACTAACACAAAACCCAGCGTAACCTTTTTTAGGTTCTTGAATTCATCAGAGTGAATAGAGTTAACAATAACCTTGTCGTTAATATCCTTAAGGTCTTTTTTAATTAATGCTATGTCGGAATCAGTAGAGGTGATTTTTTCTGTTAGATGGGCTATTTCTGTGTGTACAGTATTTAGATTAGATATTGTGTCGGACATTTTAGTAATGGCTTTAACGACGGTGTCATTGTGCTTTTCTTGCGACTCTTTATACTCTCCGTGAGAAACCATAAAGCTATTCAGTTTTTCGTCTAGTCTTTCGTTTGATATACCGTCTCTCATTCTTATCTACCATTACAATTATATGAATTATTCGTAATAATAACATTAAGCCACCCACCCCGACAAGCAACCCACCTATGACCACAAATAATTCCATTTTTACCTACCGTAATGAGAGCTATTATTTCTATTGATTGATAGATTAACCTCCAACTAATCCCGCCACCTTGCTTTATCTCTATAAGGGCATAATAAAAATCAGGGTCAATAAACAAAATATTAAATAAACATGATATTAACATACAAATGCAAAGAGCAGAAATAATATACGCAGCAGCATTCACCTTTAACTCTATTTGCTTCTTTAAATACCTATAGCAAAAAGCCGACGAAAACAAGTAGGCCATAGCCATCAATAAGCACTTCAAGCCGTAATTCATATCAACATCCTTAAAATAGGATAAGCTGATACCAATTAACCAGCTTATTAATAATGTTTTAAATAAGTTCACTTTAGATTTTTGCTGGTTTTGGTGGTTTTGGTGGCACTGGTGAGTCATTATCACCGTAGAATGTTGAATTCATAGTATTTCCTTTGTTGGTTAGTCGGTTACTTATTATATCAAACATACTACCACCGCGCCTTATTTTCTCTAACGTCGATATGCACAAAGGTTTTATATTCACCAATTCCGTACTTGTTAGGCTCGTTACAGTCTAAGAAATTATAAACATCTTTAGTTGGTACACCTTTAACAACAACGTCTGCGGCTATGCCAAGCTTGTGCTTGCTACCATCAGAACCGCCTACAGCTTTATTATGAAACGCACACCTACAAGCAGAGTTTATTTTAACTGGTTGATTAAATCTAAGTCTCAACCTTGTTAATACTTCTAGCAATTCAGTATCTACAACACTGAATTCGCAACCACACTTACAAGCAAACTCACCACGGCTAAAGTATTCGTTTAATTTATTCACTATACTTCCTCTTTGTTTAATTCACTCTTTGTGAATAGTTGTTGTATGTTTGTGCAGCAATCCACACTATAAGAGGTGTTTGTTTGTAAGTTAGTTAACATTGGCCCTTCTTCAAATGCCGTATGATAAGCTCGACCTACCAACTCTTTTTTATTGCCTACATCAAATAAATACAAACCTTTTTCTTCTAACTCTATAGGCTTTGGTAGTGGCTCAATGGTGCATTCATCTTTCTTTCTTACATGCTCGTCACCAAAAGAATCAGTAAAAATAATAAACCTTTCAGTTAATGCGGTTACCGTTCCTTTTTCTATTGCGCCGCGCTTTCTAAAACAACACTCCATACCCACCTTAGGTAACTCACCGTTATCATGCATTTCTTGGGTGAATACTGGTTTAGCTTTTCCCTCTTTAATAGCATCAATGTAATTCTGTTTGTTTTCTCCTGTTCGTTCAAAGTATTTATTCACCCATTTTTTAGCATCAGCAGCATCAGCAGCATAAGCAGCATAAGCAGCATCAGCAGCATAAGCAGCATAAGCAGCAGCAGCAGCATAAGCAGCAGCAGCAGCATCAGCAGCATAAGCAGCAGCAGCAGCATAAGCAGCAGTATAAGCAGCATCAGCAGCATAAGCAGCATCAGCAGCATCTTTCAGCTCTTTTTGGCTCACTGAGTCTTTATCATTTAACCATTTCATTACTAGTAACATGTATTTGTTCATTGTTATTCCTTATGAGCTTCAATTATTGCTAGGCATATAGCTTTGTTCATACTTATATCTACAATATCAACCTCGAACTCTCCTGACTCAGTATCAGCTTGTAATGCTGCTCGACCTTTACCACCAAAGTAGTCAATGTAGACTTTATACTTAACCATTAAATCAAAACACAGTGCTTTGTCTGTTAGTGGGTTGTACCAGTTTAGCAGCGTGGCTTTTTTTACATGACC